AGAAAAGCTGCTCGCGGAAGCGGCTAACCAGACGGTGCACTAGCCGGTGAGCCGCGCCGCTCCGAAGGGGATACCTCAGACCGAGGAAGAACTCCAACTCACGCAAGACATCGACGAATTCTGGGATGACCCGTTCGGGTTCGTCATGTACGCTTATCACTGGGGCGAGGGCGACCTGGAGGGGGAAACCGGGCCCGATGTCTGGCAAGCGGATATTCTGAATGAGATCGGCGAAGCCATCCGCCGCGACCCGAACGCGCCGATCCGTATCGCCGTGACCTCGGGGCATGGTATCGGAAAGTCGGCCCTGATCTGTTGGCTCCTGCAATGGCGCATCTCAACCGGTAGACAGGGCCGCGGGGTGGTAACCGCCAACAGCAAGCCCCAGCTCGATACCAAGACCTGGGCGGAAATGGCGTTGTGGCACAAGCGTCTGATCAACCGGCACTGGTTCAGGTGGACCGCGACGAAGTTCTTCCATGTCTCGCATCCGGAAACTTGGTTCATCACGGCCTCCCCGAACACTGAGCACAACTCCGAAGCGTTCGCCGGTCTGCACTCGCCGCACAACATAACGTGTTACGACGAGGCCTCGGCCATTGCGGACAAAATCTGGGAAGTTTCCGAAGGTACGATGACGGACGCGGGGGCGATTCACGTCGTATTTGGGAACCCGACCCGGAATACCGGGCGATTCCGGGAATGTTTCCGCGACCATAAGCACCGGTGGATCACCCGCCAGATCGATTCGCGCAGCGCCAAACGCACAAACAAGGACGCGCTGCAGGAAATGATCGACACCTACGGGGAAGATTCGGACTTCTGCCGGGTGCGCATCCTGGGGCAATTCCCGCGCGCGGGCTCGATGCAGTTTATCGATTCGGACACGGTCAACTTCTGCATGGCGTACGAGTGCCCGTACGAAGCGTACTACCACATGCCGATCGTGCTCGGGGTCGACGTGGCCCGGTACGGGGAAGACCAGACCGTATTCGTGGTGCGCCAGGGGCGGAAGATTCACGAGATGCAACGCGAACGTGAGTGGGACACGATGCGCACGGTCGCCCAGGCGGCGCACTGGATTCGCACGTATAACCCGGCCGCGGTCTTTGTGGACGAGGTCGGTATCGGCGCTGGCGTAGTCGACCGTCTGCGGCAGCTGGGGTATCCCGTGGTCGGAGTGAACGCTGGCCGGAAGCCGTACGAGGAGAAGACTTATTTCAACAAGCGCGCCGAGATGTGGGACCGGATGCGGAAGTGGCTGAAGGAGATTGCCGACATCCCGGGCCACGACCGAGAACTGTTCAAGGAACTGATTGGCGTTCAGTACGGGTTCTCGGATGCCAAAACCGGAGAGCTGTTAAGATTGGAGCGCAAGCGCGACATGAAGGACCGCGAAGGGTTCTCCCCGGACGGGGCGGACGCGGTGGCGATGACCTTTGCCGAAGAGTTGGGCAACGTGTCGCACAACTACTTTGAACCAAAAGACGATTTCGAACCGGAGTATTGATGGCTAAATTCTCGACCATTCGCGGCAAGGCGCCGTCGATCCATATTTCTCATTTCGGCCAAGACGTCGAAAAAGACTACAACGAGATCAATTTTCTCGAGACTCCCGACCGGAAAATAGCCAAGATGGAGTATGGTTTGGCGCGGCATATTGGCGATCATCTGGCCAAGTGTTACCCGAAAAGGGAGTGGGCGGTTTACGTCGATCTCCCAGGTGGTATCATACGGATCGGATGCGACAGTTTATCGTGGACGCGCGGGCACGTAATACATCTCGGCGACAAGAGTCCGTCCGATCTCAAACGAGCGGCGGCTATGGCGGCTGGGGAAATTCTGGAACGGTTCAACATCTCGAGGTCCAAGAAATTCGATGAAGCAGAACTCGATGCAATTGCGCGTGATATTCGCGATGAAGCGGTGTCTCCAGATGCTGTGCCCGACAAACACCTTCGGATGGCGTGATGGACCGTAAAGATGACATGAACACAGGCGATCCGTCTTATGAAGAGTTCACCTTCCCAGAAGCCGAACCCGGTGCCGATTTGTCCCCCGAAGAGGGCGGAACCCCCGACCCGTATGAAAGCAACCCGCTGGACCGCCCCCCTGGTGAAACTCCTTCCGATGGTCTGGGCTCACACGTTGGCCTCGAAGGCACGGAAGAGTATCAGGCCCGCTGGCAAGACGAGGAGTGGCTGATTTCGAAAGCGAAATCGATCTACACTACGTCCACTGACTATCTTGACGCCAACATCACCAACGTCTGGGAGAAGAACCTCTCCCATTTCCTGGGACAACACGCACCGGGGTCGGCGTACGGCCACAAGAATTACAAAAGGTCGCGGCTGTTCCGGCCGAAGACACGCGCGTTTGTCAAGCAGCAGGAGGCGGCAATGGCCGTCGCTGCGTTCGCGACCCGACAGTTTATGGACGTCGAGCCGGAAGACATTCGCAGCGACGCCCAACGGGTATCCGCCCAGATCAACAAAAACGCCCTGCAGTACCGCCTTGACCGGCGGATGCCGTGGTTCCTCACGGTGATGGGGGGATGGCAGGACACCAAGAATTACGGAGTCTGTATCTCGCACCAGTACTGGCAGTACGACGAAGACGAAGTGCTGGAGATGCTGGACGAAAACGGGACTATGGTCTTCGACGAAGGTGGCCAACCTTTGGGCAACCCGCGCACCGTCGTCCGTGCGGACGAGCTGGCGTGCGACCTGATCGCGCCGGAGAATTTCCGTTTCGACCCCTCTTGTGACTGGCGGAACCCGGTCAAGAGCAGCCCGTACCTGGTTTACATGATGCCGCTTTACGCTGGCGAGGCGCTGGAGCGGATGGAGCGGATTGACACCAAGACTGGCCACCCGCAATGGAAGGAGTACTCCCTGGCCGAAATCCTGGCCACTCGTCGGGGTAACTCGTTTGATCAGACCCGGCAGGCTCGTGAGGGGCAAGAGCGAATCGACCCGACCGACAACCGCAGCGCTGAAGGCGAAGATACTCTGGTCTGGGCGCACATGAACGTGTGCAAGGTTGACGGGGAAGATATCGTTTTCTGGACAATGGGCACCGACTTGCTGCTCACCGATCCGGTCCCGGTCACTGAAGCATACCCGCACCTGCGCCCCGGGGAGCGGCCGTTTGTGGTCGGCTACTCCAGCGTCGAAGCGCATCGCAACTACCCCTCAAGCGATGTCGAACAGGCGTCGGGCCTGCAGGAAGAAATTAACCTGCTGACCAACAACCGGATCGATAATGTCAGACTGGTTCTGAACAAGCGGTACTTCGTTCGGCGCGGATCGCAGGTCGATCTCGAAGCATTGATGCGTAACGTTTCGGGCGGGGGCGTGATGATGAATGATCCTGAAAAGGACGTTGTCACCGTCAACACGCCCGACGTTACCTCTTCGGCCTACGAAGAGCACAACCGTCTTGCGGTCGAGATGGACGAACTGGTTGGTAATTTCAGCCAAGGCTCGGTCCAAGGGAATCGCAACCTCAACGAAACGGTCGGCGGGATGGATCAAATCTCCGCCTCGGCGTCCGCGGTACAGGACTACTCAATCCGGATCTTCATGGAGACCTGGATGGAGCCGACCCTGCGGCAACTGCTCCGGCTAATCCAGTTCTATGAAACGGATGAAGTCATTCTCACCACGGCAGCGGTAGGGTCGGATCTGTGGCAGAAGGCCGGCCAGGACAAAGTGACTGACGACATTTTGCGGCAGGACTTGACTCTGCGCGTGAATCTGGGTATGGGTAACACTGACCCCGTACGCCGAGTCGAGAGGTTGGTGTATGCTATAGGCCAGGCGTCGCGTTTGCCTGGAATGCCGGAACGGATGAAATCGGCCAGAATCAGCGACGAGATTTTCGGAACCCTCGGGTACCGTGACTCGAGCGGATTCTTCATGACCGACGAAGAGTTCCAGGAAATGCAGTCTCAGGCCGGCGACGAGCCGCCACCGCCTGAAGTGCAGATGAAGCAGATGGAGCTGGACATTCGCCGTGCCGACAATGAAGCGCGGAATGAGCGAGAGAAGATGAAACTGGCTCTTACACGAGAGTTGGGTTATGCCGACCTGGCGCTGAAACGAGAGCTGACCTTGGGCCAGATGTTCGCAAAGCTGGGAATTGACGAAATGAAGGTTACCGCACAGCGCGATCAAGCGGCGCTGAACGCTCAGACCAAATCGGCTGAGATGAATTTGAAACGTGCGACAGGAGAAGGAATTTAACTGATGGCCACAATAGACCCTGTCTTGGACCCGATTCGAGACCCACCTGAAATCTCACCCGTGCCGGTCGCACATGATTTGCTCTCCCAATCTCGGCCCGGGAGTCAAGTCGTCAGACCGCCCGGCGGCATTAATCCGTCCATTAAGCCCAAGGTGGAACCTAAGCCGGTGGTGCGACCTCCCGGCTATATCACAAAGCCCAAGGCGGAACCTCAGCCGGTGGTGAGACCCCCATCGGCCTACGGCGCTCGACCGGTTCAATTCGCTAATCCGAAACCTGATCCTGGTTACTTGCCAGTTGAGCCACGCGACGGCGCACCGAATGGGGTCTCTGGTAGCGGGGGCATGTATTCGAGTGGGATGTCGCCTAAGTCGGTAGGCCAACGGCGAGGTCTCACTCGGTACAGCAACCCCGTCCACCCTTCTTCGTCCCGACGCCGGTTGGGTTGACCGATGCCGCAGCTTTACAACGACCCCGATCCATCTCCTGCGCCGTCTTCCGATACCGGATCGGGCGACACCCAGTACAGCGACACCAATCCGCCGAACTTCAGCGAAGACAAAGCCGGATGGGTGCGCTACTACTACGGCGAGGAGTACCTGGAGGACGGG